CTTGAATCCATCGTCATAATATCTCTCAGCAGAGCCAAAAAAAGCAAAATTCTTTGGATCGCTATAGTCAACATTGGGCATGAACCTGATCTTATCTTTGTTAAAAGATTCGATATATTCTTGAGATTCTACCTCTTTAGCCATATCCTCTAGGCTTGATGATTTAACTGTTTTTGTCGAATTGAATAAGTCTTTAAGTTTCATATTTCTCTACTCTAAATTTAAATATCTTGTTTAATGGTTTATAGCCAGCAATGAAGTCGTCATAAAATGCCAACTTAATCCCATATGAATATCCGGGTTCAAGAATAGACATATCGAAATCGAAATAACTTCCTGAGCCATCAAAAGATAACTCTGTGTATTTAATACTACCGGTAGCATGTTCAATAACTTTGTAATTGTCGATGATTCTAAAAATTTCATATGATCCTGAGGATGGAATATATAATTGAGGCTCTGCAACTGCTCTTGTATAAATAGTTGGGCTCCAGCCTTTTAATCTCGTATAAACTCTAAATCTTGCTGTTTCATCACTTTCGTAAACTTTCTTTAAATTAGTAATAGAGGCATAATAGTCGTTTGTTTTTGTAGTTGTCCCAGTATATCTAGGTTCTGGGTAAATTGTTCCTGTGTGGAATTGAGTAGATCCTGTATACCATACATCGTGTAAAGTTTCAGATGTGCCTGTGATAGATACAGATGCACTATAGATTCCAGTTGAAACATATGATCCTGTCACTGTCACTAGTGCTGTTCCAGATGGAGCAGATGCTGATGACTCATATAGCGCTACTGCCAAGTCTCCTGTGCCAACAGAAGGAATATTCTTCAATCTGCCTCCGATGTTATTATAAATGTATAAGGTATTTAAGTTATCTTCTGCAGGGGCGAGCGAAGAACTATAGTAAAAGTTTGATCGATCATCTTTGATAGAAGAATCCCACCTTGCTTCTATCACAGGACGATTAAAATAATATTCAGAATCTCTTGCTGAGAACTTTTTAGTGTAGTAACTGTTTGTATCTGCCTCATAACTTGAAGAAAACTGCAAAATGTGCCCATAATTGTTTCCTGAGTTCAAGTCATTACTCAAGACGTCTTCAACATATTTCGTAACATCTACTTCAAAATCTTCTAACCCTGTATCGAATGTCTGCTCTACTAGATAATCAGTCGTCACATTCACATCAGTTGACGTATTAGACGCGCCTGCAGTTGCCCATGCTGTTGTCGAAGAAGCGGAAAGCCAGTTTGACTGCCCGATGTCAGAGTACTCATCTAGATCAATTCCCGATCCCTCATCCCATGCTCTTCTTAATGGATGAGCGACTAGTTTATAGTTTCTAGGTAAAGTGTCTGGGTGTTCAACATTGTGCAGTTTCATGAAAAACTTAACAGATCCGGAGGCAGGTAAAATGCTAGCAGCCCTATCTTGCTTGATAGTACTAATTTCTGAACCTAAGCCTGTCTCGTTAACGGGAAACTTGATTAGAATTTTTGCTTGCTCGACTGAAGAAGACGTCACTTGTCCATACATTTTGAAAATCTCTAATGAATCTGCTAAACCTGTATTTGCAGAAGTGCTCCTCTTGCTTAGTCCAGAGTTAAATTGATTGGTAATCGTATTATCTGCGATTGCTGTATATCTTTTTATAGCCATTACTTGACACTCCCTTTAATATCAATTGTTGGAAACTTAACCTCAAATATACAATTCAAAGGACAGGCGATGAATCTTCCATCTGGAGTTGTGTTCGCGTTAATATCTATTCCACTTCTAGAATATGCTCCACCATTTTTATTAGTGAGTTTGACATCTGTTGTGTCAGCAACGCCTTCAATCTTGTTTAATGTTGCATATACTTCTGTGTAACTAAAAGGCTCTGCAATGTCAAAGTGTTTTAAAAAGCGATTTCTAAGCGTCCTCAGGCACTCGTCAAGGACTTTAAATTTATCGAAGCCACCTTTAGTCACGATAGTAAAAGAAATGGCTAGATTAATGATTTTTGCGTCCATTATGTCTAATGTGTCATTAACCATGCGATATTGATTGAGCCAAGTCTTAATATTACTCTTAATTATATCATTTGATGATGTAAGATTGCCAGCGCTATTTTCTGAAATAATGTACATGTTTAGATTTCTTTTGAAAGAATCTTTATCCTGAAGTACTGCGCATCTTTTGACTGCTCCATACTTCGGAGGCATATTGTAAACCAAAGATTTGTAGTCTTCTCTGGTTACTGCGCGATTCTGTGCAGCAAAAAATGATTTAGTTCTGATCTTCAACTCTTCTGTAGTTGGTATGTTAGCGTGTCCAATGATGGGATTGTCATTAGAAGATTCTAGAGAGTTTCGTACTTGTGCAAGTTTGCCAGAATCCAAAGACGTCTCATCTACGAAACTGTATATTGCTCTTACAATTTGAGTAACGGATCCGACGGAAGCATTTGGATTGTTACTACTGTTGACTCTGAACGTCACTCTAAGTACAGTGTTGACAGGGGACACTCCAAATTTGTCAGAACCGAGCAAGTTACTTGGATCAAAGTCTGTATTTGTGATATAGTCTCTTCCGAATTGTTCCAATACAACATTACTAGGATCAATCACTTTATCAATCTTGATATCTTCTTCCGAGCCAAATCCAAAAATCAGATGAGTCTTTCCTCTGGTTCTCTCAACTACAAACCTCCGAGGGACTGCTGTTGGCTTTAATATCATAGGAGCCGCTTCTCTAGTGCTAGAGTTGTTATTGGGGATCTCTCTGTATATTACGTCTTGTCCTAGGTGTTCAACTTCATAATATTCATGCCCTTCTTTGTCGGTACAGTCTAAGATTTCTGCAACGTTAGTATCTCCCAGCAAGATCTTATTAAATTTTTTGAATGCCCCGACAGTTAAACTCTTTTCTGCTAATCTCCCTGAAACCACTCTTCCGGTTGATTTTATAATATAATGAGTAGGGAGCCCTGTTGAGGTGTTTACACGTCCTACTACAATCTCATTGCTAGAATCTCGAAAGTCAACATCTTCAGTAAGAATAAAATTCTCGCCTGTTGTTGATGCTAACTCAGTTCTTCTCTTGAGGACTGGTATATACCTAGAATCTGGGGCTAACCCAGTTGAGTCTGCAGGTATTAATATGAAAAAGGAAACATACCCATGGGTAGAGGTGCGTCCTCTGTATTTATACCCCATTTGGCGAGTCAATTTAACCACATTGTCATATTCATTTGCTGTATCTAGAAAAGATTCGTTTGCTTGGTAGTCTAGGTAGAAAGATAATATGTCTCCAGTGTAAGCCACTGAGTCCATCACAAGGGAGCCGAAAGAGGCGTCATTAAAATCTTTATACGTGTCTGGGTAATACCTTTTGGCATGATTGATCAAGTCTTGCTTGATAGAGTTGAAATCTCTACTAGTGTACTTAATAGGCACTTTTTTGTTTTTATCGTCGTATTTAGCCATTTATTTCCCTCTTTTAGATGTTTACAGTCAATGAACTGACGGCGCCGTTGGCATTGATGCTGAATTTTATAGTAACTAGTAGTCCGTTCGCAGTTATATTCTCATTATTCGATTCTGAAGCAAACGAGACGTCTTCAATATTAATGTAGCCCATATATTCGCTTACTTGTCTTCTTATCTTGCCCTTGATTCTAGAATAAGTTGAAGAATCATTTTGTTCAAATAAATATCTTTTCATTCCCACTCCAAAATTAGGATCCATAATCCTTTCTCCCGGACTAGTGAGAAGAATCATCTTAAGATTTTGATTTATAACTGCCATAACAGTCTGATTGTTTTCGTATCCATTAGAGCCATTAATCAATAAAGGAAGTTTGGGTGAATAGTTCGACATATTAGTTACCTCAATTCTAAATAGTTATTTTATCTATTTTGATTCAAAGTAAGAAGCGCTTGGTTTCTTTCTTGTTCTAATATCTTTATAAAGTCAGTTGCATCGTCCTCAAAAGCATCTCTATAAGAAGACGTGCTAGTATCATCGTTAATTTGGTAACCAAAAAGTTCTTTAAAAATTGAAGAAAAATCGAAAGTTTTAATATTCGAATACAAATCTTTAAAATTGTTATACCTTTCCTTGGCATCCGAGACGCTAGAACCTTGGCTTAGTTTATATTCTT